AAACCGATACTCTTTACAACGATTACCTTACCGGACATTGGTTCCAGGTGTTTGTTGAGAATAAGAAGATTTGGGATTTAGACACAGGGTTTAGGGTTTGTGATCGGGATTTATTTGAGAGAAGAATTTATATTGTAAAATGAAAGTTATAGTTTACTGCGAGGAAAGCCAGGTTGTAATGAAAGCATTTCTTGAAAAGGGACATGATGCTTATTCATGCGACTTACAGGATTGTTCAGGCGGTCATCCAGAACGTCATTTTAAATGCGACATGAGGGATATTATAAACGAGCCTTGCGACCTTGCAATATTTCATCCTACCTGCACAAGGATAACTAATTCGGGTGTGGTATGGTTAGAAAAAAGAAATCTGTGGAATGATTTAAAATTAGCTTGTGAATTTTTTAATTTAAGACACAAGATTAATTCACCAAAGGTCGCAACGGAAAATCCTATTCCGCACAAATACGCAGTTGAACAAATAGGCAAGTACGATCAGTTAATTCAGCCGTATCAATTTGGGCATTTAGAAAGAAAGGCAACTTGTTTATGGTTAAAAGGATTAGAACCATTGAAAGAAACTAATAATGTTTACGATCAAATGAAAGCCTTGCCTAAAAACGTTTCTCAAAGGATTCACTATTTGCCACCTGGACCTGAAAGGGCAAAGCTTAGATCAAAGACCTTTGAAGGAATTGCGGCCGCTATGGCATCCCAATGGTCATTTTAATATATCAATATTAATTTGTATATTGGGGAATGAATAAAAAATATCATGTTTCGCCAGGGGATAGATTCAATCGACTTGTTTGTTTATCTTTTCATCATGTTGGCAATCACCATAGGTCATATTTTGTTTTTAGATGTGATTGTGGTAAGGAAAAAATAATACTTGGATCTGGTGTTGTTTCTGGTAATACAAAAAGCTGTGGATGTCTTTCGGCTGAAGTGAAGAAACAAAAAATTTTACCAAACAATGCAGGAGTAATTTACCAGATAATTTTAGGGTATAAGCGACACGCAAACAGGAGGGGTTTAAAATGGCTACTGAGTATTACAGATGTTAGAAACATTATTGATAAGCCATGTTATTATTGCGGGGCAATTAATAGCAATAAAAAAATAACAAAGAGTAAAAAGGAAGGCTTTCTTTATAACGGGATTGACAGAAAAGATAATAAACAACATTACACTATTGATAATTCTTTACCATGTTGTAAGCAATGTAACAGAGCGAAGGGGGATATGTCATTCGATAAGTTTATTGCCTGGATAAAAGCAATGGCTGACCAATGGGGATAAAATAAATTTTGTTTACTAACTGTTCTTTTATAAATTAGCGTACATTTTTTAGTACGGATTTTGCAGATGAAGTGTGACCATTCGCAAAATCTTTTTTAAGATTAAAATAGCCGGATCAGAAGTCACACTCTGGACGGCTTTTTTTCTTTACATGGCAAAAGACCCCGCTTTTCTTTTTTATCCCGGTGATTATTTAAAAGATACTCAATGCCTTTCTGAGAAAAGTCAGGTTGCTTATGACCGTATCATGTGTGAACATATGAGAAACATATGTATAACACAGCAACAACTAAACTTCTTCACAAAACGGCTTTCTGACGAAGAAAAAAAAGAAATTTTATTTATCCTTAAAAAAATTGAAGGCGGTTTTCAGATCGAATGGGTTGCAGAAAGTATATGTAAACGAAAGGATTATAGCAAAAGTAGAGCTGAAAATAGGAAGGGAAAATCTAAAAACATATCTTCTTCATATGATCCACATATGGAAAATGCAAATGAAAATGCAATTAAAGATGAAGATGTATTTAAAAATGAAAAATCGGTTTTTCTAATTCCCGAGATGTTTAAGGTTTTCAAAGAAAACAATCCTAAATATATCGGTTCAATAAGCAGAGATTTTAAACCACTACTTTCAATAGCTTCATTTTTTTGCGAAGCCGGAAATCTAACAGGATCACCTGATATTAATGCAAATGAGATTTTGAAGGTTTGGGAGCCAGTTACAAAAGCAATCAGCAACGATCAGTTTTATAAGGATAAATCGTTATCAACTATATCAAATCAAATTCAAACAATAATTCAAACTGCACAAAATGGACATTCAACAACTAAAACAGGCAATAAGCACAAAGCAACCGGAGTCCTCATTGCCAGCCTTAAACAAGACTATGCAGCCAGAGGAAAAGAAAATACTTGAACTAAAATACTCAGGCAAAAGATTCGGACAAATGACAACACAGGAGCAATCTATTTCAGCTAAAGGAGCTCTTTTAAAAATTCACGTTATCGCAGGATGGCAGATGCCGCCAGAGGAATTAATGCCAATACTGATAGATGAGTTTACTAAAAAAATTATAGAGACTTATGCAAATGTTACATTGGAAGAAATAACTTACGCTTTCAGGTCAGAAGGCTACAAAGTAAAAGAGTGGGGAAAGGCTTTGAATATTTCTTTAATTGATGAAGTGATGGTTCCTTACCTGGAAAAAAGATTTGAACTTAGCAAGGTGGAAGAACACAAGGCAAAACAGATCGAACACAAACCTGACCTTGCACAAATCGAAAAAGAATATCAGGAGTTTTTACAAACCGATTTAGGTAAACAAATGAATCCAAAGATTTAATGGAAATAGTGGAAAAATTTAAGAACCTACCTGATTTAAAAAAACAAATAATTAATCAATATTTGGATTTTATTATTGATGATTTTAATATAAACGAAAAAGTGCTTTCGGATAATAGTTGGGCTTCAAGTGGATCAGATTTTCATAATGAATGTAGGCAGGAACTTGAATTAAAAAATAAATCTATAAAAAGGCAGATACAATTATTAAAAACATTCAAAGGATACGCAAAGACAGATTTAATTTTTTCTGACATACTAAAAATTAGAAAATGATAGAACTTGAAAAATACCACGAAAGTAAATTTGTTCTTCCGTGTGTGGTTGACGCTATAAACTATGAGAAGCAGTTAGTTTTGGATGTGGTTCAACACAAAGACCAAATGTTTAAAAAGGGCGATGAGCTTAAATACCAAAACGTAGAAGTTAGGATTGAAAAGAAGCTAAAAGACTATCCCGTCCAAACGGAAATGAACATGGTAGAAAGAACAAGTTTTAGGAAGGTTCGTTATTACTGTCAAAAAATAAACCAATGATAAAGAAAAGAGTAACCCCAGAAGATTACGAGGTAAGAGTAATCGCAATGAAACTAGCAACGCAACATTCAAGGAATTGTAGTTCTGTAGCTCTTGTAAAACTTGCTGATACTATTTATAAATTTCTTAAAGTAGAAAAAGTAAAGGCCGAAGAATGAAAGCAATCAGAATATATAGCGGTGAAGGGATATACAGTATTGAAACCTGTATAAAACTATCAACTCCTTTTATAAAATTAGGGCGGGAGTTTATTAAGTCACACAATATCCCAAAATGGTTTTTAAGTGAGATTTACGGGCATTTGAAGAAGTCAGGTGAGTTGCCGGAATTAGACGAAAAAAGGAAACGGGAAATTTGGGCAGAAAGTAAAGGGGATAAAATGTTGGCTTTTTCGTTATATTTGGTTGAAGTAATTTAGACACTTGGACACATTAAAAAAGGAAATAATTAACGCCTTAGGCGATTGTTACGGAATAGTAAAAGATGCTTGCCGAAAATGCAATGTTCCACGTTCCACATATTACCATTGGCTTAAAGAGGACGAAGAGTTTAAAAAGGAAGTGGACGATACCCAAGAAGAGGCTATTGATTTTGTTGAGGGTCAACTATTCCAGAAGATAAAAGGCGTTCAGATAAAGAAAGGCGAAACGGATGACGGTGAGGATATTATTTACGATCTCCCCCCTTCAGATACTGCTATAATATTCTACCTAAAAACCAAAGGAAAGAAAAGAGGCTATGTTGAAAAACAAGAAATAGAACATTCGGGACAATTGGGCATCACATGGCACGAAGAAAGAACTTATGAGAAACCTGATGTTCCTGACCGTGTAAGTATCGAATCTGATTTAAAGCAAACCTTTAATTCAATCGAGGATAAACCAGAATCATTATGACCAAAGATGAAGCGGTAGAACTTATTAAAGCAGAAGCACAAAGACTTATTTTAAACGCAATAGTTTACTATATAATTTTTGGTAAGGATGGTATGAGTATTATAACAGGCAGAACCAAATTACTTACAAACTAAAAAACCCCGACTGAGCAGGGTAGTTTGTAAAATTCATAGATCAATTACGCAGTAGGAGTTGCTTCCAGGTCAGTTTTAGCCGCAGTAAGATTATCAATTACTGTTTGCAATTGTGCATCAGTAACGCCGGTTCCTATTTGTGCTGTAAGATCCGCAATAGTTTGTTCAAATGCTGCAATAGCGGCTGCTATTTGTTCTTGCTTCGCATCAACAGATGTTTGCAAATCTGTTACTGTTTGGTTTAGTTCATCAATTTTAGACATAATTTTTTTATTTTGTTTGATTAATAATGTGAGTGCTATTTTTATCTCTTGTAGTTCGTGATCATGATGGTGAAATTTATCTTTACCAACCATGATTATATCTTTTTCCAGATAAACTATTTCGATAGTCTTTTTTTTTGGTTGTAAGAATGCCATGAGTAAATTTACGATTTATTTGGTAATATGAAATATTATATTTAGGTTAGCAATTATAAACAGCATTGTGCCGCTGATGAAAATAATAAACGATAATAACCCCGGTCTTATACTTGCACTTCCATCTTCAGGATGTGGTGGCACAACTTGTATAGGATCGGCGTTAATATTTTAAATACGATGCAGCTTGCCACTCTTATATTAACCGTACTAAACTTTTTAATGTTCGTTGGATTGATAACAGCAATCGTTATTGATAATAGAAAAAATAAATAACATGGCATGGCCGCATAGCATAGACACGTGGGATGATTGGAAACAAAACATTTTTGCAAACGTAGAAGCATCAATTAAATCACGTCTATTTTATAAACCTAAAACAAATAACATGGAAGATGTAACACCAAAAGAAGCAAAAACAAGGACGCCCCGTAATACAGAAAGTATTACTAAGGGGGCTTTATCTTTAAACCTAAAAGAAAGGGTTGAGTTGTTGGAACTATTAAAAGAATCTATTCAAGCTGAAGTTGATGGCTTAAAAGCTATGGCAAAGCAGGCTGAAGAAATCGCAAACGGAAATAAATGATTAATACGAATGAATTAAGACGGGGTAACTGGGTTAACGCTACTTATGATGGCATAGATTACAGGCAAGTGTTTAGCATTCCTAATATGGATGAATTTGCAGCAGAACCCATTACCATCACACCAGAAATATTAGAGAAGGCGGGATTTAAAAAAGAAGATAAGTTAAACGTGAATGCACAAACATGGTGTAAGTTCGGAATGGGCGAATATCTTACATACTACTTTGATGGATTTTGCAAGTTTGAATTTGGGATAAAACCAGCGATTAAATACGTCCACCAACTCCAAAATCTTTACTTCGCATTAACCGGTGAAGAACTATATATAAAACTATGACCCGTACAATTACAACTTGCCCAGGAATCGGAGATACGATCTGGTTATTAATGAAACTAATAAACCAGAAAGAAAAATTCCATTGGAAAGTTGGCGATGGTTCACCCCAAAGATCAAAGCCGTTATTTGATTTGTTCCCACAATTAACAGAATCATTTGAATACATTCCTAACTCAGGTTACAAACAAATTAAACGTGATGCAAGTCGTGGTTTATGGAAACAGATGCCAGATAAATTCTCATTGGAGGCCAATAGTCATCTGGAAGCAGGGTTTAGAATTGAAGATTTTTTACCTGATCTGGAAACTAGTTTTATATTGCCGTATCAAACAGACAATTATTTTAGACAGGCTGATAATTTTATAAAAAAACCAACTTATATAAGTCAAGGTAAATACATTGGCATCTACACAACGTCTTATTCTAACTCCCGCTATATGTCAGGATGGCTTTTAGATGAATGGTCAAGGTTTATCCAATTACTAAGAGTTCACAATCCGGAGTATAAATTTGTTTTCATTGGAGCTGAGTATGATCTTGGGTTATCGGATGAATTAATGAAATTGTTCCCTAAAGAGATTTACATTAATGCAATGAATCAGTCATTAGGAGTAACGATTGAGATTTTAAAGCGATTAGAAATGTTTGTAGGGTTTCAGTCTGGGCTATCAATCATCAATGAAACGATAGGGGCTAAACAAACTGTGATGCTTTATTCACCGAAGTTAGCAGCTATGATAGAAACATGGCCTGATAAAAAGCGAATAGAATCGGGGGCGTATAAAGGAGCGACCTTTGGCACGGCTAAGCATCCCCTAAAACCAGAACAGTTATTTGATTGGCTTATAGAATTTAAAAAAATATAAAATGGAAGTTTGGAAGCCTTTAGTCGGTTTTAAAATTAATGGCGCTAATGTTCGTGGCTTAAATGCTGATCTTGCTAAAAAATACAACACAACAAAAGGCAACATAAAAACCATTGTTGCTGGTAAATCATGGAAACACATTTTATGAGTATGCCAGTTAACGAGAATTATTTCAAGACCTACAAAGGCGACTGCGAGGTATTCATAGAAACCGGCACTAATATGGGAGGGGGTGTTACATTAGCGGTGCAAGCAGGCTTCTTAGAAATACATACAATAGACTTGGGTAATTTTCTTGATCCTCATTACAAGCATGGGCTAAATAATATTAATTACCACATTGGCGATAGTCCGAAGGTTTTGGATGAGTTATTACCGAAACTAAAAGATAAGAAAATAATGTTTTGGTTAGACGCTCATTCAATGCTAATGGAAGGCGAGGAAGAAAATTATCCTTTGTTAAGGGAATTAAATGTTATTGAAAAACATTGCAAGAAATGTGTTATCTTAATTGATGATTATTTATACATGACGCATAATTTAATTACTGGATTTTCAACTAAGATGATTGAAAAAAGATTAGACATGATGGGACTTGGAATTGAATATCTTTCAAACCCGATTATAAACAATATACTTTTAGCAAGATGATCAGCGGTTACTACTTAGAACGACATGACTGGATTCGCAAAGGATCAATATACACAAAGGGGGAGAACGTTATTAAGTTTAACGGGACTGATTGGTTTTTGAATGGTAAGGTAATAACAAGCACAAAAGAAGTACCATGAGCGATATTTTGTTCTGCCATAGTGGTAATAGCGGGGACATTGTATTTAGTATTCCTACCATAAATCATATATGCGGTAATGAAAGGAAGGCTATGCTATATATTAAAAAGGCGCAATATATCACCGGAAACCAATTTGATTTTGTAAAAGATTTATTGCTTCAGCAGCCTTCAATTAAATCAGTCCATCCTTTTATACCTACCGATAACGATTGGTCATATTTTAACTGGCCAGGATTGAAATATGATTATGATCTAGACTTAGCAAGGATGCAGAACCAACGGGGACGAATACATATTGTGAAAAGGTATTTTGATACCTTTGGTATTCAAGCAGATCATACGAAACCTTTTTTAAAAATAGACGATTTGCCTTCTGGACTTAAAGGAACATTTGCTTTAATACACTTAACTCCCAGATGGAATGGATTGCAATACGATTGGAAAAAGATATATGCTGAAGCGAAAGAAAAATATAAGCACGTTTTCTTTATAGGTTTTCAGTCTGAATGGTTAGATTTTTCATTACGCTTTGGCCCTATAATAGATTTGGTTACTAATGATCTTTTAGAAATGGCTCGGTTTATCAGGGACTGTGCAGCGTTATATTGTAATCAAGGGGTAGCATTGACTATTGCGCAAGGACTAGGAAAGGAATATTATCTTGTAAAAAACGGTACTAAGACTAACTGTCATTTGCATACACCAAATGAACATTTATTAGGCGCTGAATATTTAGCTTCTCATCATACGTTTTCAGATATGGACAGGCCTGATTCACATTTACAAACAAGATTTAAATGAACTTCACAGCTAAAGGACGTAAATATGGAATTGATAAATTTGGAGTTATTACTCAACTTGATCATAGGCCTTTTGTTTATGATCCTAACTATTCTGCAATATATGATAGCGAACAGTATAAACGAGGATCTGATTTACTCCAAGCCCTGAGGGCTGGCTTTGCCTGTGCTTCACATGGTAGGCAAATAAACTCTTTAATGGATGTCGGTTATGGAAACGCAGCTTTTATAAACTTTGTAAAGCAAGACTTGATCCCTTACGTTTACGGTCACGACATAACCGGAGTTCCTTTAGACGGGGCTTATTTAATGCCTGAATTTGTTAAGGCAGATGTTTATACTTTCTGGGATGTTTTAGAACATTTCCCAGATTGTTCGTTTCTTAAAGACTTGCCTACAGAAACGATTTGCATAAGCCTTCCTTACTGTCATTTTCATACCGAGGGATTGGATTGGTTTGAAAATAAGTACCACCATTTGAAGCCAGACGAGCATATACGTCATTATTCACCATTTAGTTTAATGGCATTTATGGATTCTTATGGGTGGAGAGCTATTGCCGAATCTGGACACGAAGACATAATACGCAAATCCAAACATGGGCTGCAAAATATTTTGAGTATGGCTTTTAAAAGAAAATAAATACCATTACAATATTAATTCCATACAAACCCGATATTCACGAAGGAATTGAGTTGCTTTACGCTTTAAGGTCAATAGAGGCTAACTTAATGGGCTTCGGGAATGTTGTGGTAATAGGTCAGCCGCCATCATGGTATATTGGCGAATCAGTAACAGCACAAGATTATGACGGGAGGAAACAATATACTATTTACCAGAAGATTTTAATAGGGTGTGAATTAAATAACGTTACTGATGATTTTATTATGTTCAACGACGATCACTTTCTATTAAAACCATTATATGCTGAAAATATTAAATACTGGCATAACGGTCCGATAGCAAATGAAATGAATAGAAACCTGACGGCTAGATATGCCCATGCTGTTGAGAACACTATTAATATTTTACCGGATGCGATGAACTTTGATATTCATATACCAATAATTTATAATAAGGCTAAGTTTAAAATGTTATTTGGTAACAAAAATGATGAGGTATGTGTTAAGACTTATTACTGCGAATCATTACAGCTACAAGGTGAGGAGATGGCTGACTGTAAGATTGATCAGTTATTGTCTTATGAAGCGATAAAAGAGTATATCAAAGACCGGATGTTTTTTTCTACTTCGATTAATTCAATCAAGGCTCCGATGAGGGCGGTTTTGGAAGATATGTTTAAAGAAAAATCTAGGTGGGAAAAATAATTCTCATATTTTAAAAACTAATATTTAACTTACACACCCAATAAGCAGTTAGCTTATTTGGCAATTAATGAAATTTAAATCAAACGGGGATCCGGCAGATTTAATTAGACTTAGTGTATCTAAGTTCAGCCTCTGCACAAGCAGGGGCATTGTCATTTTATGATAACAAGGAAACAAATAGAAGATCATTACTTGGTTTTAGCACATGGCCACGTTTACAGTAAACGGACTAATAGGCGTATGGTTGGTAAGATTGACAAGTATGGGTATAGAATACTTTGTCTGTCTTTAGATTTGGGCGTTAAGCACGTTGGACTTCATAGGATCGTAGCTATTTGTTGGTTAGACAACCCTAATAATTTGCCACAGATAAATCATAAAGATGGCGACAAATTAAATAATAGGGTTAATAATCTTGAATGGTGTACGGCTAAGCATAATACTCAACATTCTTACGATACCGGATTATCAAAGGCGTGGAACAAAAATAAGACGGGTGTATATTCTGAAGAACAAATTTGCCGCATGCGGAAGAATCAGCCAAATATGAAGCCGGTAAGAGTTGAATTAAACGGGGTTGAAATTGCAAAATATGATAGCATGGCTGAACTATGCCGTGAAATGGGTTTTGATGAAAGAACAGCAATGAGAGTTTTGCAAGGCAAGAAAAGCTATAATACTATTAAAGGACATAAACTTTATTACTCTTGAAATTAACTATAAAACAAACTCGGGCTTTGGATGTGCTCGAAGATGGCACCACTGGAGAATTGTACTACGGTGGTGCTGCGTAACAAGCCCCTTTCTGGTAACAGTTAGGGGCAATGTGCAGGAGGTGGGAAATCGGTTCTTGGTTGTTACTGGCAGATAAAAAGAAGATTAAAGTTTCCTGGTACAAGAGGGTTTATCGGGAGATCAGAGTTAAAAAACCTAAAAAAAACCACCCTCAATTCGTTCTTTGAAGTTTGTAAAATGCAGGGATTGAAAGTTGGAAGTCACATTACTTACAATGCACAGGATAGTATTATTAAATTCTTTAATGGATCGGAAATAATACTAGCTGATTTGTACGCTTATCCTAGTGATCCGGAGTTCGATAGTTTGGGTTCATTGGAAGTAACAGACGCTTTTGTAGATGAGGCGCCTCAGATAATAAGTAAGGCGAAGCAAATACTTAAATCTCGTATCAGGTTTAAGATTGATGACTTCGGGCTTATTCCAAAATTACTAATGACCGGAAATCCATCAAAAGGCTGGGCTTACTATGATTTCTATTTACCAAATGAGCAAGGCACTTTAAGGACGGATAGAAAATTTATTCAAGCATTAGTAACAGACAATCCGAATATCTCTGAGCATTATATTGAATCATTACGAGGACTTGATAAGAACAGCAGAGAAAGATTATTAAACGGTAACTGGCGATACGATGATGACCCGGCTGCATTGATTGAGTATGATCACATCATTAACTGTTTTAGTAATACTCATGTTAACGGAGAATATAAATGTATAACAGCGGATATAGCACGTTACGGGAATGATAATACGGTTATCGGAGTATGGAAAGGGCATCGGGTTAAATTGTACAGTTATCACGGTTTGAGTGTTACCGAATCAGCGAATAAGATAAACGAGCATAGGAATCAGAATGCAATTGGAATGAGTGATGTGATTGTGGATGAAGATGGGATCGGCGGCGGGGTTGTGGATATTTTACGGTGTAAAGGGTTCGTGAATAATAGCACACCATTGCCGGGGCCAGATATGCCGATCATGGATAGAATGGGAAATGTGAAGGCAGATAATTTTATAAACTTAAAATCTCAATGTTATTTTAAATTAGCCGATAGGATTAATAGCAATGGATTGTTTATAGAGTGTGAAGAAAATTTAAAGCAAACAATCATTGAAGAATTAGAACAAGTGAAGCAATATAATATGGACAAGGATAATAAAAAACAAGTGATGCCCAAAGATAAGGTGAAGGAATTAATAGGCCGTTCACCTGACTTCAGCGACACTTTAATGATGAGAGAATGGTTTGAATTAACGCCTAAATGGGTTATACCCGTAGCATGAGTTTATTAGATTTTTTAATACCGAACAAGAGACGAACAGAGCAAAAGGCTAATCCGTATACAGGGCTTCAGCTACAGCCAGGTATCAGATATTCTATTGTCAACGGAAGATTAGTTACTCCTACTGACAATAAAAGCACTTACATAACTGAAGGTTACAATAAGAATGAAATTATTTATGCTGTTATAAATCTGATTCTAGATAAAGTTATCCTACCTGACTGGAGATTGTATAAAATAGTTGATGAAAATAAACTGAAGCAGTATGAAAGAATAATGTCTCACAAGAATATTACCGCAAAGGATTATAAGAGGGCAATGCAGCTAAAGTATGAATCATTAGAGCCTTTAAGTACATTTAATATTCAGGCAGGTAAATTAAAAGATTTGCTTAAATACCCGAATGATTGTGATACGTTTCAGGATCATAACAGATCATTATTTTTATTTAAACTCCTCACGGGAGATTATTACGAATGGTGGGAAACGCTAAGTCTAGGGGCTAATTCAGGGATGCCAAATTCTTTGTGGTCGCTTCCTTCCCAACACATGACTATAAAAGTTACAGAAGATTTTCCCGCAAAGCCAGCAGAGTATCAGTTAATGGTTTGGAACAAAATATTCAGTAGGGAATCTATTCTACATGAGAAGTATGTTAATCCAAATTGGAACATAAACGGCGAACAATTATACGGTTTTTCTCCTTTGAAACCTTATTTAAAAAACCTTGTTAGAAATAATTCATCAAAGGATGCAGCAGCAGCACAATTGCAGAATGGCGGTTTATCTGATATTATTTACATGGATGACTCTAGATTCTCACCAGAACAAGGATTACAGGCGGCAAACGCTTTAAAGATTAAGTTAGCTGAAGAATATTCCGGTCCCGCTAACTACGGTAAACACGCAATAAGTGGGGTTAAAACAGGCGTAGCGCAATTAGGAAATACTATTGCTGATCTTGGTATAAAAGATTTAGAGGAATGGGATGCAATCATGGCCTGTAATATTTACGGTGTACCTCCTGAGTTATTAGGATTAACGGCTAAGACTTACAACAACATGAAAGAGGCTGAGAAAGCATTAACAAGTCGTTCGGCAATACCGTTACTAAACAGCAGAAAGAATAGTTTAAATAGACAGATACAAACTAACACCGCACTTAAGGGGCAGAATGTTTATTGTGATTACGATATTGATTGTTTCCCTGAATTGCAAGTTGACATGAATCAAACAATGACGGCGGTAAGTCAGTTAACAATGCGTACACCTAACGAAGAAAGAGAAGCAATAAATTGGGAAATGAGACCGGAACCAGAAGCAGACGAAGTATGGGTTAAGACTTCCGGAGGTATGCAGCCATTGAGTGACTACCAAGCAAGCGTAGTTGATCAAGCATTAATGAACCAAAGTATATTAGATGGAACAGCAAACAGTCAATCTAACGGAGCAGCAGCTTCAGCAAATGGCAAAGCAAGAGTTTCCAATGGAAAGGTATTGTTGTCCTGATAAGAAAAGGAAGATATTAATGTTGAGAGAACAATATATTTTAATGATTAAAAAACAAAATGAACTTAGATAAAAAATACGAAACTTATTTCTACCCAAAGATCAAGAAACCTATTGATGAAATATTCGATACGGTTACTCATATACTTAATTCACAAGGCAAACAAGCGGCAATAACTTACATAAATAAACAATTAACCCTTGAAGGATTAACTAAGGAAGTTAAAACTCTTCATTCTACTGTTGGGGTAAGACAGGCTAATATTATTACTCGTTCATTGAAACAAGATGAAAGAAAAAGCATTATAAGACTTCCAAAAGGAGAATATAAATCTTGGACGAATAAAGATGGCTCTTTTAGTCAAATGTTTATACCTGAAACCAAAGAAGGTGGTTCGTTTGGGTTAAACTCTCAATGGATAAACTGGATTACTAATTACCTACGCAATCATTTAATTCAGAACATAACTTTTAAAGTAGCTGAAACAACCAAAGATTTTTTACTTAACGTTCTCAATAAATCAATCAGCGAAGGATTAGGCATTGACGAAACAGTTAGGCTTTTAGAAGGATCGGGATTCAGCGCAATCCAAGCAGCCCGTATTGTAAGGACTGAGGTTAATATGGCTTCAAATGCTGGCACGCTTGCAGCAGGCGAGACTTACGATTGGCAGATGCAAAAGAAATGGATTGCAGTACACGACAACAGAACAAGAGGCATAAATCCTAAAGATCATGCTTCGCATATTGGACTCGACGGAACGGTAATAGATTTTGAAGATCAGTTTATCGACCCCCGCAATGGTGACAGGTTGCAAAGCCCTGGAGATCCGAAGGCTTCAGCAGAATCAGTTATTAATTGTAGATGCCAAATGTCATTAAAACCGAAACGGGATAGTCGTGGACGATTAATACCGAAGCGGCAAAGTACAATTGTTATTTACCCATCACGTCAAAGGAGACAACAAATCGTAACGATATGAAAAAGGGAGTATGGTGGATGAAAGATGGTGATAAGTATGAATCATTCGTATTGCAGTCAAAAACTGAAACAAAATTATTGGTTAAAAAGAATGGTAAACCTTTTTCAGTTGAAAGATGCGATAAACTTAATTTAATGAGGACTAAAAAACCAAGCGAATTATGAAATTATTTATTATACGTTTATTGCTCATACTAGTATTTTTCTTGCTGTTTCATTTTGTAATTCATTCTGAACCGGCAATACTTTGGGCATTCGTAGCAACATATATTTTAGAACCTTTAATAGTTCAAATAACATGAAAGATATTTATTCATACAAAGACTTTGCAATATCAGACCCTATACAAATAAAAGATGTAGATGGTCGCAAAGGAATTGTAACCGGATATTTTGCAAACTTTGATTCTTTGGACAGCGATGGTGATATAATAATGAAAGGTGCTTTTACAAAAACCATTGCAGCTACAGGGCCACAATCGGCAAAGCCACGAATAAAACATTTGCTTAACCACGATCCTTCGCAGCCTTTGGGGGTTATCACAATGTTAAAAGAAGATAATAAAGGATTGTACTACGAATCAAAATTAGGGAGTCATTCACTTGGTGTTGATTTTGTCAAGATGGTTGAAAGCGATCTGATAAAAGAACATTCAATAGGTTATCAAGTAAAAAAGTTTAGCCAAGTAACCCCGTGGGATGAATATAAAGATGGCGACACTTTGCGGGAATTAACCGAATTGAAACTTTGGGAAGGGTCATCCCTTACTGCATGGGGTGCAAATTCAAACACTCCTTTAACCGGATTAAAAAGTAGTATCGAGATAAATAAACTTTTGAATAAGGCAGAGGCAATAGAGAAGTTTTGTCGTGATTCAAAAGCGACTGATGAAACTATTGAAACTCTTTTATTATATAACAAACAACTTTTACAAACTATCACGGAACTAACATCCAAACAAACGGATAACGCCATTGTTGACGATACAGTTGAAGTAGAAAGTAAGGTCGAAGAAACCAAGTCGGAAGTTGTCGACTGTCCATCCTGTAAACAAGTAAATTATAATTCTGATAAAGGCTATGTAGTCTGTCGGAGTTGTAAGAAAATATTTGTTCCGGGAACGGATTTTACTTTAAAATTTTAAAAATTAAAACAATGGCAGATGAAATGAAAATTAGCGGCGCACAACTACAAAAGATGTTCGACGCTATGAAAGACAATTTGGAATCATCTCTATCAGAGAAGATAGGAGGTGTCGTTATTGACGTGCAGACTCTAACTCATCAGCAAGCTAACGGCGCTCCTAAAAAAGCATTAGATGAAATGGAGGGTAAGATCAATGCTAAGATTACAGAATTGGGAGCAAATTTTACTCAGTTCGTTGAAGATGCTAAAAGAATCAGGTTCTAATTGATGAGTTGGCTATTGATCGTCAGAAGAGAAAAGATAATGCAGCTAATAAGCCTGATTTCAAAACCGCATGGAGTGGAGTTATAGAACAATTCAAGGAAAAGAAAAGCGAAATAGAAAAATTGGATCTTGGTCAAAAGATTAGTATCAAGTTGCCTCAAAACGCAATGGACTTTGAAGAAAAAGCAATTATGACCATTGCAAATACAACAACAGGCATCGGTACAACCACCTTCAATGATCGTTTGGGTATTTTACCAGCGCAGAAAATCAATTTCCGTGACATACTTTCAACAGCACCTTCAGATGGTAATGGAAGTTATGTAACGTATCGTGAGACTTCAGCCGTTCAGGCTCCTGCTGTTCAAACTGAAGGTTCTGCTAAAGCTAACTTGCAATATACTTTCTCGGCTATTACAGCTACGTTGAAATACATTGCCGGTTTTGCAACATTCACAAAGCAACTTACTTTCAATTTGAATTTCATGCAGAACAAACTGCCACAAATGTTGCTTCGTGATTTCTACAAAGCAGAGAACGCTTATTTATTTAATACACTTGCTGGTAACTCAACAGGCACAAGTTTGCCCGCTGGTACTTTAGCTAAAGCAGATGTTGAGGAAATTTTACAGGTAATAGCCAGCCAGAGAGGTAGAAACTTTGATGCTTCTTATGGAATAATTGACTGGAGCGAATGGCAAAGAATACTTGCAACCAAACCATCTGACTATTCAATTCCAGGTGGTGTATTGATTGACGGTAACGGTATCATCCGTATTGCTGGTATGCCAATCATTCCTGCGGCTTGGGCGCAAACAGATCACATCTTGGTTTATGATAATTACTACTACGAGAGAGTAGAAGGAGAGGCTCTTTCAGTAACTATCAGTTATGAGAACCAAGACAACTTTGAGAAGAATCAGGTAACGATGAAGGTGGAGTGCTTTGAAGAGCTCAATAGATTGCGTGACGATGCTTCTATTTACTATGATTTCGGTAATAGCTAAAATTTGAAACCATGATAACAGTAACACAATCCCCCGGAGTTCCAAACCCTAAACCGGGTGGTCCTAGTGGGACTAAATAGGGTTATAAGGGGTAATCTTACGGGACTACCCCTTATTTTAAAAAATTAGAAATGGCTAAAAAAAGATCAGAAGAAACGAGAAAGATAATTTCAGAAACAAGAACAAAGTTTCCTTATGGAAAACCTGTTGTTCAGATGACAACTACTTACGAGGTAATTAAAGAATGGGATTCTGTTATTAAGGCTAGTAAAGAGTTAGGTATTAATTACGGTAACTTATCAACAGCAGCAAGAGGCGAAGCTAATCATGCTGGTGGTTACAGGTGGGAATATAAAGATTGATGGAAAAGAGAGAAATAAATATTGAAAGTAAGAAAGATGTTAACCCACCAAAAAAAAGGAAACGCAAATCTGTGCCTAAGAAAGTGATGATATGGTCAACTAGGGAGAAACGTGAAGTTAATATTAATGATGATCCTTTAAGCACATTTAATTCTATGAATGATTATATATGAATTATAACGCAGTCATATCAGTAAGGGATATTTCAGATGATTCAGGAACGATAACTGAGCCCGTTACACTTCAGGAAATGAAAGACTATTTAAGGTTAGAAGGTTATGTTGATACCGACCAATCTACTTCTGATTCATTAAGCAATTTTACTTTTGATGACGCTTTGATAAGAGATATGATCACAGCATCCAGACAATTGATGGAAGAAACTTTGAACATGAGTTTAGTTTTTCACACATGGGAAGCTGTGTTAAATAACGGCAATGGTATGCAAGAAATTCCTTACGGCCCGGTAATAAGATTTTGGTATGTAAAAGATAAAGATGGCAACAGTTTAGATTATACTACAATTGGAAATTTATGGTATAATTTAAAAACGCCAGTTGCTTGTGGTTTAATAGTTACTTATGATGCTGGGTATAATGATTCTCTGACACAAAGATTACCAAAGGGAATTAAAATTGATTTGATGAGATTGGTTACTTATTCGTATGAGTTTAGAGGCGATGATGATAAGATACAGAATTTCGTTTCGCAGTTAGCAAGAAAATATTCACGAAATACATGGATAGTATGATCCCAACTAAACAAATACGAATTGAAAAATGGGGAGCTGTAAAAGATGCCAAAGGGGATATGAAAGAATCTATTTTGGTAGCTTATAATATGTGGGCAGAACCTGTTAAGATCAGCGGTTCTTTATCGCAAACAATGGGACAAACAAAATTGAATAATCAAGTACGTTTTAAAATAAGATTCAGACCGGATTGGCATATTAATTCAGCTTGGAAAATTGATTACTTAAGTCAACGATATACGATTACTAACATTCAACGAATAGACGAAAAAAGGTTTAATTGGATAATAAATGGTGAAAATTAATCTAGTCGGGTTTAAACAGTTTCAGGAAACATTTAAAAAACTTCCTGATAAACTTCAAAAAGAAGTTGGAGCTGAGATATTGCTTGCTGCCGAAGATTTCAGGGACAGGGCGATTGTTGATGCTCCGGCTGATGTTGGTTTTTTAAGGTCACAGATAACGGTTAATAGAATAAGTGAATTAACTGCTGATGTTGTTAGTGGATCAAGTTATTCGGCTCCTATGGAGTTCGGAACTAAATCTAAGTTTACACCAATACCAGGGGTAGATGCTAGCGAGTTTAAAGGGCAGCCATCTGGGGGTACATGGTTGCAGTTTATTTCGAATATAAAGAATTGGGTTAAGCGAAAAGGGATACAAGTAAGTCCTTATGTGATCGCAAGAAGTATTTATTTGAAAGGTGTTAAACCGCATCCATTTTTCTTTAAACAAATAGGTCCAGTAAGAAGGGATCTATTTAGAAACATCCGTAACGTTTTAAAAGATTTGACATGATCGCAGTAATGGGCAAATTGATGGATTCATGGCACAGTTTACTAAACGGTGTTATTAGTGTGCCTGTTTATAAAGAAGGTTCAGTACCGGAAGAAATAGAATCAAGTTATGTTGAATTAAGAGCAGAATCCGCAAGCGAGGATGATACAAAACATTCATTCAGATCAGATGAAATAGTTATAACCGATATAGTGACCATGTTGAATTTGGCAGTTGATAGATCATTATGCGAAGCGATTGATGACCAGATAAAACAATTGATAAGGCCAACATCGCAAACACATGGATTAGCGGCGCAATCGGGGATGCAGATATTATTCGTTTACCCAGAGACAACTAATTATTTAGAAGAATATGATTCTGGAAAAAAATATTATCGAAAGATAGTCAGATATAGAAATAGAATTGTTCAAACAACTTAAAAAATAATATACAATGGCAACAAATGACTTTTTAGCTAACAATGTGGTCTTTCAATATAAGACCGTAGGGGCTGCTGCTTCCACTTGGAA